ATTGAGCGTCACAAAGCAATAAAAGCACAGTCTGATGCAAGTAAAAAGGCTACAAAAGCAATTAGAGAAGCATCAGGTTATAATAAAAAAAATGAAGGTGGACTAATGAATAAAAAGGGCAAAAAGAAATAATAACTATAAGGCTACCCAGGAATGGTTCCTGGCCCCAACATAAAGGAGAACTTTAAATGCCTGAACTAACTGCAATGGAAAAACCTAAAGTAGCAGGTTTTGTAGATCGTGGATTCAACCACGCTAAAAAACAAAAACAGATGGAAGAAGCAGAGGCAGAGATTGCCCGACTAGAAGCAGAGGCTCGTGGTGAAGAAGTTACTGAAAGTGAATCCAGTGGCGAAGATACTGAGAACATCGAAGTACAAGCCTCAGACGATTCCCAACAAGAAAAAACCCCAAAGGAAACCAAAGCACAGGAAGACGATGACAGCGAGTTAGATGCTGAAGAGAAGTCTTTTAAGAAACGCTATGGTGATATTCGTAAACACTTAGCTGCTAAAGAAAAAGAGTGGCAAGAGAAGTTTAACGCTCTAGAAAGTAAGAGTAAACGTGAGGGTATCGTTCCTCCTAAGTCTGATGAAGACATAGAGAAGTGGGCACAAGAATATCCAGACGTAGCAGGTATTGTTGAAACAATTGCAGCTAAGAAAGCTCAAGAGATGTTCAACAAGGCTGAAACACGTCTACAAGAATTAGATGAAGCACAGTCTGAAGCTCAAAGAGTAAAAGCAGAGAACGTTATTCGTAAGACTCACGAAGACTTTGATGACCTAAGACAGTCAGATAAGTTTCACAACTGGGCAGACGATCAACCCAAGTGGGTTAAGGATGCACTCTATGAAAACATGGATGATCCTGCCTCAGTTGTACGTGTGATAGATCTATACAAGATTGACAACGGTATGACCGTAGCAGCTAAGAAAAAATCTAAGAAAGCTGCAGCATCTACTGTTGCTAAAGGAACTCGTACTTCTGTAGACGCAGAGGGTGCACAAGGACAAATAAAAGAGTCTGATGTAGCCAAAATGTCTAACAAGGAGTTTGAGGAAATGCAGGACAAAATAAACGAAGCTATGCGTACTGGCAAGTTTGTTTATGATATGTCTCGTTCTGCATGATAATTAGTTGACATATTTAAAGTCATCTATATAACTACTCGTATCTGACTTGAAGCCTCCGTAAAGGACCACCTTCAGAGATACATTTAACCCAAAAGTCTAAACTACAAAGAACTACCTGGACAAGTATAGGCCCAGTGGTATTCGGTAGCGCAACCTAATACTTTCTGCACCCTAGAAAACGTACAGCCTCTTTCAGGTGTTTAAGCTTTATTCCCAAAGCCAAATATCATGGAGGATTTAACAATGGCTTTTCAAACCGCATCGGGTTATGGGAATCTGCCTAACGGTAATTTTAGTCCTATAATCTACTCCAAGAAGGTACAGCTTGCTTTCCGTAAAGCTGCTACTGTAGGAGACATAACTAACTCCGATTATTTCGGAGAGATCAGCGCACAAGGTGATACTGTGCGTATAATCAAAGAGCCTGAAATCTCAGTTCAAGCTTATGCTCGTGGCACAACAGTCACAGCACAAGACCTTGACGATGAAGATTTTCAGTTAGTCGTAGACAAAAGCAACTACTTTGCTTTTAAGATGGACGATATTGAAGAAGCTCACTCACATGTGAACTTCATGCAACTTGCTACAGATCGTGCAGCTTACAGACTAGCTGATCAGTATGACCAAGAAGTTCTTGGTTATATGTCAGGTTTTAAGCAAACTTCTTTACATGCACAAGCAGACACAGTTAATGACAGTGTAAACGGTTCAAAAGCTGTGACTACCGCAGGTTCAGACGAATTGCTTACAAGCATGAAGCTACGTAAAGATTCATTTGGTAACATTACAACGTCATCTGCAGGGGATCACTCAATTCCTGTAGTAGCACGTTTACCAGGTGCAACTGCTTTACCAACAGCCACAGTTTCACCTGCAATGATTATTGCAAGAATGAAACGATTGCTTGATCAACAACAAGTTGATACACAAGGACGTTGGCTCGTAATTGACCCAGTGTTCATGGAAATCCTATCAGACGAAGACAGCCGCTTCATGAATGGAGACTACGGTGAGTCTGGTGGACTTCGTAACGGTCTTGTAATCAACAACTTTCATGGCTTCCGTATGTACGTGTCCTCAAACCTACCTGCTGTAGGTACAGGCCCAGGTACAACAGGATCAGCAAACCAAAATGCAAACTTTGGTGTGATTGTTGCAGGTCATGATTCTGCTGTAGCAACTGCAGAGCAGATCAACAAGACAGAAACATATCGTGACCCTGACAGCTTTGCTGACATTGTTCGTGGTATGCACCTATACGGCAGAAAGATTCTTCGTCCAGAAGCAATCGTAACTGCTAAATATAACGCAGCGTAAGGGGAGATTGAATTATGGCTTTAGGTGATAATACACTTCAATCTGCTCGGGGAGCCAATGCTAACCCAGGTAGAAAACCCTACATGGTTCAAACTGTTTTGAATCTAGCAACTGCTTTGTCTGACAAAGGTAGCGCATTAGCTGCTTCTGATGTCGTTCCAGTAATTGCTGTCAAAAAAGGAACTATGATCCTTAATGCAGGTATGGAAGTTGATACAGCTTCTGACGGTTCTACATTAACTCTAGATCTAGGAACAGGGGCTGATGCCGATTGTTTTGTAGATGGATTTGATGGAACATCTGCAGCAGGAGTTGTTACTCAAAACCCTGCGGCATTCCAACCATTAATGGCTGTAGCTGATGACAACATCGACATGACAATTGCAACATTGTCTGGTGGTGCTGTTACTACAGGCAAGATCCGAATTTGGGCATGGATGATGGATTGCACAGATGCGGGTAATGATGGTACTGCTCAAGAAGTAGATCGTGATGCACTTGCATAACAACTAACTTGAGGGGCAGGGCAACTTGCCCCTTTAACCTTATCTAAGGGATTTTTTAATGGCAACTTACATAACACTCGTCAATCAGCTTCTTGTTCGTTTAAACGAAGTTACACTAGATACAGCAGGTGATGGCTTTACTACAGTACGTAATGTTCAAGCACTTGCTAAAGATGCTATTAATAACTCCATTAGAAATATAGTACAAACAGGACAAGAATTTCCATTTTTAAAAACAACAAATACACAGACATTAGCAGCAGGTACTAGGCAGTATGCCTTCCCTGCTGATTTTGCTTCTGTAGACTGGGACACCTTTTATATAAAAAAGCTAGGATCTGCAGGTAATACACCTAGCTTTCTTCCTACAATATCTTTTGAAGAGTACACTCAAAGATTTCGTGGTCTAGATGATGAAGGAGATTCTGGTTCTGGTATATCAGCACCTCAACGTGTATATCAAACACTAGAAGCAAAGTTTGGTGTTACACCTGTACCAAACGATAGTTATGTAGTGGAGTATGTGTACTTTTCATTCCCTGCTGACTTAACAGCTTTTAATGATACAGCTGTAATACCTGATAGATTTAACCATGTACTTATTGATGGTGCTATGATGTACATGATGAGATTTAGATCTAACGATCAAAGTGCTGCAATACATCAACAAAACTTTGAAAGTGGTATAAGATCTATGAGACGAGTACTTATGGATGATCCACTTGATGTTAGATCAACAGTAATACAGAGAAACAAATCATTTAGTAACACTATTAGTAGTATTGTGTAATGCCCGAAAATTTAGCTTCTTTTAAAGTCTTCTGTCAAGGAGGACTAAATACTAGCAGAGATGTGTTATCTCAAGGTGAAACACAACCTGGATCTGCTACTGCACTTATTAACTATGAACCTGCTGTTACTGGTGGTTATAGAAAAATAAGTGGCTTTGCAAATAACTATGGTACAGTCACAGGCACAGGAAGTGTACTAGGTGTTTGTGTAGCTGACGGTATAAACGATGGAATACTAGCTTGTAGAAAACCTTCATCAGGTAACAAC